TTCTGTGTTAGGATGTAATCAAGAATTAAAATTTAATAGACAAAGTAAATGTGCAGACTGTGATGGTCAAGGCGTACGTACTCTTAATAATGGCTGTGACCAATGTGGTGGGTTAGGCTCACAAACAATGCAGCGCGGTAATATGATATTTACTCAAACCTGTGGTAAATGTTATGGGCAAAGTCAAACAGAAAATTGTAGTAAGTGCCAATCTACGGGAGTTTTAGAAGTAGAGACATCTGTTAGTGTAAATATTCCTGGCGGCATTTCAAATAAAACCGTTCTTCGTATGGGAGGAATGGGAAATTTTGCGGGTGGTATTATGGGAATGGATCAATATACTGATGCACATTTGCATATTAATGTTACTCCAGACGATCAATTATCTTTACAAGGTACTGACGTAGTTTTTAATTTAGAAATTTCTTTACTAGAAGCCTTGCGAGGTAGCAAGAAGGTAGTGAAAACAATTTTAGGAGAAACACAAATAGATATTAAACCAATGTCTAGAAATAAAGACGAAGTAATAATTTCACAAATGGGAGTTAATCGAATGGGAAACCAAAGAGTAATTTTAGATGTGAAGTATCCTAAAGATGTTAATAATCTTATTGGAGTTTTAGATACAAAGGACGCTTAATGGCATTTATGACTTATTGCACTAATAAGGGGTGCGGAAAACAAATGGAACCTTATATTGATCTAAAAGACGATAAAGTTTATTGTGCTGACTGTGATCGTGAGCTTCCCACTATTACACACTTTACTAAAGCGCAAATGAAATCATCTAAACAATTTAAACAGAAAAAGAGTATGTCTTTTGCTGTTAAGTGTAAAAATTGTGGAAAAGACGACCGACCGAAGCTTGTTAAAGATGATATAGTCTGTCCTGCAAGCAACAAACCTCATACTCACCTCAGCGAACCTTTCAAAATTATGTTGAAAGAAAAATTGAGAACGGCGGGTTAGGACGTATAAAAACCAAGAAAGACCTGGTTATGTATGATAAAATTGTGGAATCATGTCAATTCCTATTAAAGAATTTTCCGGAAGCTCAAGAAGTTAAAGCTTATTTGGATCAGCGTCTTGAAATTACTTCTCAAGATAAGTTTCAATTTGGATATTTTCCAAATATCTTTAACTTAAAAGCTATTACTGATTTAGTGGGAGAGCAAGACTTAAGAGATGTTAAGTTGCTTTTCACTAAAACTATTGAAGACTCATTGTATCCACGTACTATTAATGAGTTGTATTTTGAGCACCATCCATTAATTTTCCCATTTAAAGATGCCTATGGGAATGTTGCTGGCTTGGTGGGGCGCAGCCTTCTTTCTGACGAAGAATTGAAGAGTCTAAGTTTACATAAGTATAAAAACACCAAATTTAAAAAGGGGAATTTTTTATTTGGCTTGTATGAAAGTAAGCAGGCGATACTTGATGCAGACTTAGTTTACGTAGTAGAGGGGCAGTTTGATGCCATTAAAGCTTGGGAACGCGGGATTAAAAACGTTGTAGCTTTAGGCACTTCAAGTATGTCCGTCTATCAATTTTCTGTAATTACCAGATACACAAATAACATTATTCTTTTACTGGATAATGATGAAGGTGGTCAAAAGGGCAGATCACTGATAACTAAAAAGTTTGGTAATTTAGCGAATATTCAAAATTGGTACATACCAAAAGACTATAAAGATATAGACGACTATCTGACGAAAGAAAATATCACGAAGTACGAGGATATGTCTTTTGTTGTCACTGTTTGAATTTATTCTAAAATCCAAGCTCACTGTTATTGATATAATGAGGTTGTATGAATAAAAGGCAAAATCGTTCAGATCGTTATCAGTGGGTCTTGTTAGAAACAGTTTGTTCTAATGATATGATGGAGGCTTTTTGTAATGAGGATAGTATCTACAATAAGCTAAATCCATTTGAATATAATGAAAATCTCATAGAACTAGAAGAGCAGCTTAAAAAAGAATTTTGGAGAGTTGTAGATACTTTACTAACCCCAAGACAAAGAGAAGTAATTAGACTTTATGCAGATGGCTATACCCAAATGGAGATAGCTAAAATGCTAAATGTGAACCAAAGTTCAATAACAAAAAGTTTAAACGGGAACGTCGATTATAAGAACGGTAAGAAGATCTACGGTGGCGCCCGTAAAAAGATTAGAAAAATAATTGAAAATGACGAGAAGATTAAAGACATTCTGGTTAAAATAGCAGAGTGTAGAGATGAAAAATGGTGAAATAATATCTTTTAAGATATTAAGCACACCTAAAACTTGGTAATATTCTGAAATCTAACGTAGCAGGTGTATTCTTAATAAAGTACATAATTAGTATCAATATTTCTTTATCTATATAAGGAATATTGTGTTTACGGGAGACGTAATGCCTAAATTTTCAGTCGATTACTCCGGTTTAGAAAACAAAATTTATAAAAAAGCTTACAGGCTTGCTGACGTTAAAGATCAGCTTGAGACTGTAGCTTTTGATATTGTTAGATTTAAAGACAATGATAAGGGCGCTGACCTATGGCAAGTTCAGAGTGCCGATGATGGCGATTATATCGTAGCTTTATACAATGGTGACGGTGAGGAAAAGACCGCCGCTGTATGGGATGTTGCGGTTATGAAGACCGGCGGTGATTTGCAAGTTTCTTACAAGGGAGATCCTATTGTAAGAGTAGCAGCCAGTAGATTGGGTATCCCACACGCTGAATTAAGTAGGATTCCTAGCTATCTACCTTCAAAATTAGCTGAAAATAAAAAACTAGTTAAAGCTTTATTAAATGAACTATCAGCCTCAGCTAAAAACGAGGTATTAAAGAAATACCCAGAGTTGGTTTAAATACGGAATAGGAACTTCTATGAGCCTCGATAAAATACAGCAACTAGTAGGTTCTCTAGCAAAAAAAGTAGAGGACAACGAAAAATTGGCAACTCCGATTTTATCGGCAAAGTTAGCTAAATGCCTTGAAGCCTATCCTGGTGACCAAACCATCGGTTCGATGGCAAGAGTCATTGATAAGATGGCTTCTAATAATACTCTTTTTATTCGCAAGGCGGATTTCAAGACTTTATATAATAAACTACACTCTCGCAATACTAAATTTGCGCAGCTTTTTCAAGAAGAGCTAGGGATAGAAGAGCAGTTGCCTGAGCCAACCTCTATTAAAAGAGATGATACAGTTCAAGTTCAAGCTTATGAAGTAGGCGATCAAATTCTTGCAAATGCTTTGAATAGCGTATTTGATAAGCAGCTTCCATTAAAGATGTATTCTCAGTTATTGGCTGATAAGGCTAAGCATTCTGTTGCCACTACTTTAGATGCATGGAATTTAAAACCATCTTCTATTAGTGTTGCCGATGGTAGTGATAAGTTTTTGGTAATTAAGGCTGATTACGAAACTCCAAAGGGTATTACTAGCTTTTATGTTCCAGTTGAGGTTCATGGCAATAAAGTTGTTGAAGCCTCTGTTTTTATGGGAAATACTGGTCCCCAAGATTTAAATCATTCTAATTTAAAATCATATCTTACCACTTATGCCGGCTCTAAGCTAAAAGCTGATGGAACTGCTATTTTGGCGGTGTTAACTAGTGCAGCCTCTGAAAACGGAGAAGTAAGTGATGCAGAAATTGCTTTAACTAAATTAAATGCTACTAGACAGGGTAAATCTGAATTTTTCCAAAATCAAATTGTTGGACAAAAAGTATCTACTGCCGCTGTTAAAGATGTTGAACTTCCAAAATATGATGAATTTACATCCTTTGAAAAGTCATTTACTACACCATATGGCGTAGCCGCTTTCCAATTTGGTGGAGATAGTGTCAAAACTGCTAGAGAAAATATTGCCAGAGAAGTAATTGGATATGGCTATAAGAACCCTCAAATTACTGTAACTGGTAGTGATGATAATACTATTTTTTACGGTGTTTCTTTGGATGCTGGTAAAGTTGCTTTTACTGTTCCAGTTAAAGTTGCAAATGGTAAACTAAATAAGCCAGGATTTATTTTATGTAACGGTTCTGTTTCTGTCTTTACTAAAGACAGTGTAAATGAACTATACGTTAATAACCAAAGTGATTACAAAGTTGCCGCAGCCGCTTCACCACAATTTGGTTTGAAGCCAAGTGATTTGGTTAACAATATTAGACAAGCAATTGCTGAAGGCAATCATTCTAAAGCGGAAGACGCTCTTAATGTTCTTGCTAATGCCGGTGATGAAAAAGCATATGCTTATGGATTCCAGGCTTTCTTAACTGGATTAAGTGGTAAGTCAGAGAAGCAAGCAACTGAAACTTGTTGTTCTATGATTGTTAAAAGCGCCAGCAGCCAACACCCAGTTTGTGGTCATACTGGATTGCCATTACATAAGGTTTACCAAGATAAAGATGGTAACTGTCGCCCAACCTATAGAAAAGGCATGGATGAGTCATACGAGGGCGCAGTCTTTAATAATCACAAAATCTTTGGATAAACTTCATGAATATAACTAGGCTAGCCGATCTTTTAGTGTTGAAGTATAAGCTTGCCATTTCTCCGGCAGAGCTAGAGGCTAACCTACGTAAAAAAATTGGCGTTTTGTGGACTTATCCCAATAAACACTTTAACATTTTAAAAGCGTGCGCTGACTCTGGAGCTTCTAAACCAAAGAACCCAAATGAGCGTATTGCGGTTGCTGGACATCTTTTTTGTAAAGAATTGTTAAGCTGGATTAACTATATGAAAGATAATTCAGCCACTTTATCTTTAGGAGAGATTAGAGAATCGCTTCTCAATATTGCTAAATTGATTGAGAGAAACCAAAACGCTACTTTTAATAATGCTGGTAAATATGATGCCAGAATGGAGCCAACTGATAGACAATTCCCACATATTTCGGAGTTGATTTTTCAAATGGTACCAATTAAAAGAAAGCATGATATCAAGTTAAGAAACGAACAATACTCTAAGGCTAGAACTGGTTTAGCTAGAATTGTTAGCGTTACTTCTGATATGATGGATGATATACGTAAACTTGAGGTTATGGTACCTGAAAAGTTTACACATAAAGATACTACAGATGTAGATATTGATGCAAAAATGCCAAACAGATTTAAGCCACAAAGATCTCCAATTTCTATAAATGATATTGTAGATTTTATTTATCAGCACGGCGCTGATTATGGTATTTCTTCTCAAGAAGATTGGGCAACAGTATTTAGAGATGACCCTGAATTAAAAGATAAAATGACAACTGTCATTAATACTATTAATAGAACTCCGAAGGATGAGTCGGGGCGTCCTATTTGGGCTCCAGCCGATGCGGCAGAAATGAAGATGATTATTGCAGAAATTCTTAGAGATGTTGCGGAGCGCAAATCTACTAATGCTCATCTTTTTGAAAATAAGGGTGTACTATGAGAATCGCAGAACTTTTAACAGCTATCGCTAACTGGCTAGAAAGCCCAGAAAATGAGGCTTTACTTCTCGCTGAGGCTAATGAAGATTGTATGAAGGTAGTTTCTGAATCTTGTGTTTTAGCGGCGGCTCTTTTAAAGAGCGCGGCAGAAGAAGTAGACACATTAGAAGCTCCAGAGCCATCTAAATTAACCCCAGAATCTATTGAGGGTCTTGCTGATTTAGCAGCTGCCTTAGATTTATCTGGAGATCCAGCGCTTCAAAAACAAGCCTCTGTATTAGATGAGCTTATTTTAGGAATTTCTGCCCCACCTGGCGCCTATAAGGCTGCCAAGGCTGCAGAAGATTATCGTCTTGAAGAACTTAAGAAAAAATATGAAAATCCTCGTGAAGAGCTTGCTAAAGTTAATATGATTACTGATGCCGAAAAAGCAATTGAAAAAAGCAAGATGGCAAAAGAATATAAAATTATGGAAGCTCCATTGAGCACTAGATACTGTCCAGATCATCCTGGCGTACA